TTTTCTGAATTTTATTTTTTCACTGACCATTTCTGAAACCATTTTCTTTAGGTCTATATAACTTTCTTGTTCTATAAAAGAATAAGTTACGCTTTCTCCATAACATTCCTCGAAATAGTTCATAGAGTATTTATATCTTATGTCAATAAGGTAAATTTGAGTGTTTTTTCTATCTTTTGTCATATTTTAAAATTTTGGCTTCTTTTTCTTCTTCATCCCACCAAACATAAAAAGTTATGCTTCTATTTGGGCTTAGAAAAAACAAGCGCTCAATATAAGCTTTAGGTTTAATTTTATCAAATTTACTTTTCAATTTATTTTTTTCTTTAATGATATAAGCATCATCAGAATGAATACTATTGAGAAGTTTTTTGGCTTCTGCCCGCTCCTTAGAAAAGAAAGATAAAATATTCTCCCTAAAATCAGTTTGGTTCTTTATAATTTGTTCAAACGAATGCATACCAATAAAATATAATCCTAAAAAAGGATAAACTAAATAGTTATTTAATTTTATGTTATGCCACTGGTGCTGGAGGTGCTGGAGCTGCTGGGGCTGTGGGTTCAGCAGTTGGGGCTGGTTCTCCTGTTGGCATCACATCTTCTGTTTCTTCTTCTGCAGGATTTATAATCTCATTAAATCTTTTTTTGAAAAGTTCTTCATAAAGATTGAGTACTTTTCCGAAAACATCTTTTGTTTCAGATTTAATTTCAAATTCTTTTGGAGCTCCACCTTCAATAATGCTTCTAATTTTAAAACCATTTATCAAAGACATGGAAAATCCAATAGAATCTTTGTCTATGGTTATCTTGCCAGAAGCAATAGCATCTTTTTGTTCGTTTATTACAGGAAAATCTACAATTTGGCCATTTTGTCCTGGAGCATTTTGTTTTTCAAACACGATATTAGGAAATCTGCTTTTAAATTCTCTTTCAAAGTTATCCAATTCACTTGGTGTTATTTTAGGATTTTCCATTGCCTCATGAAGTTGAAGCTTATAGTTCATTTCTTCTTCTTGATTACCAAACAAAGCTTCATGAGCTTCTTGTGCTCTTTGAGCTTTTGTTTTTTTGAGTTCTTCTTGTCTGGCTTGTAATCTTCCAGGCATTTGTCTCATCTCATCATAGACAACTTCATCTATTGATTTTCTTATTATCTCTAAAACCTTTTTTTTTGTATTTTCGTCCATATTACAATTCGTTAAAATAAGATGTTATAAATTTTGATTTTTCCCACATAAATCTATTCTGTCTAACAAAAGCTTTTATCATTAATTCCTTTACTTTTTCTTTTGTCATGGCTTTTTTGTCAAGAGCATCAATTTCTTTTTTTAAAGAAGTCAAAAATTCATCTTTCTGAGACTTTTCGCTCTCCTTAATAGCTTTAAGAATTTGTTTTTCAAATTCTTCTTTTTGTTTTTTGAGTTCTTGGTCAACTAATTTTTTGACTATTTCTCGAACTTTTGCTTCATCTTCTGTTGTCATATTAATTGAATTTTTTAGCTATTCTATTTAACATTTCCAACAATCTTTTATCTGGATACACATCAAATTTATCTTTTCTGACATTTGAATGTGACCATATTCCAGGAAGACATTTGTTTATCAATTCTTGGTTGTATTCTAACCATTCAACATCAAATTTTTCTTGAACCTTTATATCATACTTTTTAATAAGAAACTCTAAAAGCTTTTCTAAATTCGATATTTGTTCATCAGAAAAAGTATAATAGTATATGTTGTTTCTAAATGGTTTATCTAAGGTATATACATATTTAGGGTCAACAGTGGTTGTAGTATAGTTATTTGGCCATGCATAATATTTTTCACCCTTTTTAACCAATGGTCCAAAAGCACATATTTCAATACCAATTGATGCTCTGTCAAGTTTTCCATTTGTACCTTTAACTCCAAGGTGCCAACCAAAATAATCTGGATGAAAAGCTTGATATACAAGTCCAGAATCTCCATCTACAACATAAGCTGTTGCAACCTGAACTGGGTCGCTATTCCAATAACTTATGGTGTTTTTTGCACTTGGCCACCCAGCTGTGAAATGAAGAAATATTTGGCTTTTTTTGGTAATTTGTTTTACATACTGATTATCAGGCATTTGAGCATCAGTCTTTATTATTAAATCGCCATAATTAATTGAATCTAAGGTAGTTGAATCTTCTTTAGATGTTCTTTTTTGCGCCGCTTTCAATGCAGTCATGGTTTTTTCACCAACAACACCATCTTGAACCAGTCCATATTTCTTCTGAAAAGCTCTTACAGACCTAAGCGTTTTGTTTCCAAAATGAGCATCTACAATTAAGTCATAGCCTAATAACGACAATAATTTCTGTACTTCAGCAACTTCTGGTCCTATATCTCCTAGTTTTACCATATAATTTCGTTTCTTTATAAATATGCAATTTTTTTTTTAATATTTACCACTCCTAAAAAAAGCAATATTTATGAATAAAAAGACAATCATTTTGTAACATTTTCTATGATTTTCCGTATCATTTAATAGAAACGATTAAAAAGAAACGAATATGAAATCAAAAGCAAGCATCGGCTGGAGAATTGTTAAGATTATTCTTATTATTCTCAAAACCTTATTCAGTAAAGGCACGGGGTTCTTTGTTAACTTCTTTATTTTTATGACCCCTGTTGCTATGAAAATTGACTTTACTATCACAAGTCAAACAATTGGATTTGTCATTCTTTCTCTTATCATCTATCCGATTTTCTTTGAACTAATGTATAAATATTTTTTCAAGAAAAGTGTAGTTGAGGTACATGAAAAGATTGATAGTGTAGTGTACAGTATTAATAACAATTTTCAAGAAGAAGAAAAAGAAGACTAAAATAAAAAAGCCCCAAAATGGGGCTTTTTGTGTGTTATAAAAAATGTTTATTTAGCGCCTTGTTTTTTTTTGTAATAAACAGCAAGAAGATAAATAAGACCAGCAATAATAGCGGTTATTATAAGTCCACCAGACACCATGCCAAGTATTGCAGGTATTCCAAATGCAGTTCCTGATGCTGCTGTCCACAAAGTACCTGCAAGATAAGTAAGTGGAGCTGCTGCACCAGCAGAAGAACCAATTGTGCCAGCAACTTTTTCAACTGTCGATTTGGCTTCATCTTTTGTCATTGTTTTTTTAGCAGCTTCTTCCATTGCTGGCTGTGTCATTGCTTTTACACTATTGAAAATATCTGCATAAGATGCGTTAGCATATTTTTGTCCAATTGCGTCTGCAGCTTGTTCAAAAGCTTCTGGGTTTTGAGCTTTTACCTTGCCAAATAACAAACCTTGAAGTTTTCCCATGATTCCACTCATACCTTCTTCTAACATTGCTGGAGCAGCACCTTGTTGTGACTGTTGAGCTTGTTGAAGGTCTTGCTGTGCAACTTGCTGGTCTTGGGGATTTGGAATTAAACCAAGAATTGAATCTTCTTCTTGCATCATTGACTCTTCTTCCGTGTCAACTTCCTGATACAACTCATTGAGTTGTTTCATGATGACTTCTTTTTCTTCTTTCAATTCAATAAGCCTTTTTACTTTTACAGCTTCTTCTTTGATTATCTGTTGTACTAACGATTTTTTAATTTTCATAGCATTTGTTTTTTTACATTTACTATAAATATGAAAAAAAAACAAATTTTTATTATCGGTTAAAAATATTGTTTTACATCATCTTCCACTTGTTCTTTATCTAATTTCAATTTTTTTGCATATTTATAGATAAAGAAATTTATGCACAACACAAAAGAGTTTATAGAAATAGCTAAAAAAATTCATGGAAACAAATATTCTTATGATAAATCTGAATATATTAATGCAAAAACCAAACTGACAATAACATGTTGTAAACATGGAGATTTTGTACAAACTCCAGATGCTCATATATACGCAAAAAAAGGATGTTTGAAATGTTCTGGAGCAAAAAAATATTCAACAGAAGAAATAATAGAAAAATTTAAAAAAACACATGGCAATAAATATAATTACTCATTAGTTGATTATTGTGGAATGTTTAAAAAAGTTAAAATAATATGCAAAGAACATGGGGTTTTTGAACAAACTCCTAAAAATCACATTATGGGGAAAGAATGTGGTAAATGCCATGGAAGGAATAAAACAAATATAGAATTTATTGAAGAATGCAAAATAGTTCACAAAAATTTGTATGATTATTCAAAAGTAAAATATAAAAACATGAAGACCAAAGTAAAAATTGTATGTGTAAAACATGGTGATTTTTTACAAACACCAGAAACTCATTTAAAAGGTTGTGGTTGTCCTAAATGTAAAAATTCGAAGGGAGAATCCTTAATATATAGAATATTAATAGAAAACAAAATTGGCTTTATTCCTCAAAAAATGTTTGATGGGTGTAGAAATACAATAACTGGGAAAATGTTACCTTTTGATTTTTATCTAATAGATTTAAATATATGTATTGAATATGATGGAGAGCAACATTTTAAAAAAATGAGATTCAAAAATAGCAATTTAGAAGACATTCAACACAGAGATAAAATAAAAACAGAGTTTTGCAAAAAAAATGGGATAAAATTGTTGAGAATTAACTATAAAGATATTAAAAAAATAGAAAAAATTATGAAAGAAAATCACATAATTTAATCAATTGATAACTATTCTGATTATTTTTCTTTAATTCTTTTTAATAATTCCTTAAATATATTTTTTTCTATTTTAATGACTTCTCTTTTAAATTCTTTGTTATCAAGTGTTTTAGTCACTATATAAGATTTGTCATCTAATAATTCCATAATATCTTCATCTATTGTATCTTGGCAATATGGGGTTATTATTTCTATAGTATCTGATGTAGCCCCAGCTCTATGAATTCTATCATGTATTTGTTCTAAATCTGCGGGCGTCCAAGGAAATCCTATTACTACCAGCTTACTTGCAGCCGTTAATGTGATTCCAACCCCAGATGCTAAAATCATCCCAGAAAACACCTTTATATTATTATCTTCTTGGAATTTGTCAACAGACGCTTGTTTTTCTACGTCTGACATCCCCCCTGTGTGAAGTACAGAAATTTCCTTAAACTGATTTGCAATTTCTTCTGCTAACTCAACATAGTCAGAAACAACCACAACCTTTTCACCACTTTCTAAAATATCTTCTATCATTTCCTTTATTTTCTTTACCTTTATTCTTCCAGTAAACATTTTAAGTTTATGGACTTTTGTCAGGTAAGATTCGCTTTTTTCTATTTCTTTCCCATTAACAATTTCTTTTTTTACTTCTTTTTCGAGTTTTTGATATTCTGAGTATTCCTTGTCATCAAGCTCAAGTGGAATCTCAAGATATGTTTTTGGGGGAAGCTCTTTTAATACATCTCGTTTTAATCTTCTTAAAAAATAAGAAGAAACCCTTGTGAATAATTCTTCTAAATTTGATGCTCCATTATATTTCCAACCAAAGTTATCTTGATAGCCCGCACCGTATCTAACTCCAAATTCATGATAGTTTTTCCATTCTTCTGGCATTATAAAATTAAGAGTAGAGAAAAATTCTTCTGGACGACTTTTTATAACAGTTCCTGATAACAAAATCTTTTTTGGAATGCATGAAAATGCTTTGTGAATTATTTTTGTCCAGGTAGTTTCTAATTCCTTCATTCTATGACATTCATCAATAATAATTAAGTCATAGTCTGCTGGGTCTATTTCTTGTCCAAAAACATCCTGGAAAGACACAAGACTGGCTACTCTTGAGCGGACAGAACCAGTGTTTTCGCATACGGGGCATTTTTTATAATGTTTTGTAAGGTCTGTTTGTTCCCAATTACACTTTCCCATTCCCCCTTTTACCTGAAGCATTTTTCCGCTACACTTATGATGATATTCTAGCTTTAGGTAAGATTCGATTGCTTCATAATTTGTTATATGAAATAAAGATTCTTCTTTCGTATATGGTATTAGCTTGCTTTTCTTTTTGGGTTTGAATTTATATACGAATGCCTTTTCATTTGTAAATTTTAAAATTTCTTTTCTCCACATCAATTTTAATGATGCAGGGCAAATAATTAAGGTTTTTAGTTTATGTTTTGTAGCGTAAGCAAATGCTGGGGCTGTTTTTCCAACGCCAGGTTGGTCTCCAAGTATTGAGATACCTTCATTTATTTCAAAAAATTTTATAGCTTTTTTTTGATATTCATAAGGTTGAATTTTCATGAAAGAGTAATCTTCCCCAGAAACATCCAATAGCTCGGCTTTTAGTCTGAGAACTTCTGCAATTTTCCTTTGTCTTTCAAGATATTCATTTCTTAGTCTTTCTAAAACATCTGTAGTAATATTTTCAAAAACAAATCTTATTTTATTATCAATCAGAAAAGCTAAAATTTCCCCCATTCTAGCTTCGCTTATTATTCTTACCCATTCATCTTTGGGGAAGCCATCCATTCCTATAACGCTATCTTTTCTGAAAGACCTATGTTCTTTGGGAAGACGTTTTATATATTCAGTTAAAATTTTTAAATAGTCATATCTCAATTCGAAATTGACTTTTAACTTTCGTATCCTTACAACATTAGTTTCTTTTGGAGAAGTTTCCTTTTTACTTTTTGCCATATTCTTATCTTGCAAACCTAGCAAGTCTCTCTTGCTTTTTCTTTTCTATTAACTCTCTGTCTTTTATCTGTTTATTTTCTGCTTCTTTTATTGCTCTATCCAATGCAGATACTCTTTTGGTGCCCCATTCTACACCCTTGCGAATTTGTATTTTGTCTCTTATTATCTCGCAGAGCATTTTCACATCTTGTAAATTATCACGCACTCTAATTCCAGCAGCCTTTTCGCCTTTTAAAACTTTTTCTGTGTCTTTTTTGTTATCCTGAGCAATTTCAATAAGTTTGTACAATAAATCCAATTCGTTTAAATTTGCGAGTCCATGTAATTCTTCTAATTCCATAATGTTATTCTTTATTTGTTAACTTCTCAGATAATCCATTTTCCAAATCATCTTTATTTTCTTGGATTGATTTTTTTGCCCTTTCTTGTTCCAGCATTTTGTTTTTTATAACCTGAGTTACTGTTATTCCTTCTATTTGAGATTGATATAGGTCGATTGCAAATCTATCATCGGTATAAAGATTAAAATCAACTCTAATGAATGTTTTTCCATCCATTTTTACTTTTGCACCATCTCCGCTTTCCTCATTAATATCCACCCAAAAGAACCCAATAACATCTTCTTCGTTATCAAGTTGTGTTAAAGATTGTAATACTGGAGTAACAGATTTATGTCCCCTGTTTTCAATTTTATCATTGTTGTCATTGATGTATTTTCTCACATCTTCTTTGCTGTAATATGCCATATTTTAAGGTATTTAAATTAAATATTAAGAAGTTTTTTTTGTTCATTTTCTTGAAGCAGTTCAACATATTGGTTATATTTTGAATTACATAAAGGATGAATTCCGCCTTTGTATTTACAAAACATACAGTTTGTTCTTTCATTCCCAGTAAATTTTACTTTAGGAAAAATTTTTTCTACATGAATGTTCTTTAAAGTATCACCAAGTTTGTTTAATGATTCGAAAATTTCTTCTTCAGTAGAGTTAATGTCAACCACTTGAACTTCACCAAATCCACCATTGGGGTCTTTTTTGTTTTTAAGCCTATTTAAAACGACGTATTTGCAATCAATTTTGTCGAGTGATATTTTGTTCTTTCTTCCCCAAAAGTATTTATAAAAACGCATCTGACAAAGAAATATATTGTCTTTCTTCTTTTTTTCAACATCCCATTCTTCACCAGATGTTTTCCAGTCAACAATTAAATATCTTCCAGTGGTAGGGTTATATGCAACAAGGTCAATAAATCCTTTAAACCTAAATTTTTTGTATATAACCTCATACAGGGGGTCTTCCACGCTAACTATTTGATAGCCTTTTAAAATAACTTCTGTATCCAGAATCAGAAGAATGTGATTACCCTGTTCAATAAAATTATCAACTTCTCTGAATTGTTTATCTTGCAGCATATTGTCCATCATGTCTTTTCTGAACTTATCTGCAAAATATTTAGCTCTTTCTTCTTTTGATAATCCATTTTTTACTCCCATTTCTATTGCTTCGTGTATTGCATTTCCAAAGAAAAGGTGTATTGAGGGCTCTTGTATATCTAATGCCAGATATTTAAATATCAAATGTTTTTGACCACATTCGTTATAAAGAGAAAATTCGCTAAAGCTAATATGGATATTGTCATCCTGCACCAATTTAGTGTGTAGGTCACTTTTATTTATAATTTCATCTACTACTTTTGTTGTCATAATGTACTTTTTACAAATATAATAAAAAAAACTTTAAAAAATAAGTTTATTTCCATATTTATTACATATGGCATTTCTATCAGAATCATACAAAAAAAGAATAATGCAGCTTGCTGGGTTAAAACAGCTTGATGAAGCTATTGAATTTGACCAACAGGACTTAACGAAAGCATATGACAAAAGTTGGCAAAGAACCCAAGGTTTTAATTTAGACATGATTAAACAAGCTATCCGTGAAGGTCGAGCCATCGGGATATCTTATAAGAGTAAGGAAATGCCTGTAACAAAATTTAGAGTTGTTTTGCCAGTTACTTTGGGCACATATAAAACAAAATCTGGAGTTCCACTTAAATTAAGCGCATTTCACTTAGCTGGACAATCTGAAAGAGAAGCTCAAAGAACAGGTATAAGAAGTGCCGACCCACAAAATGTGTGGAGACTTTTTGACCTTGACCCAAAAAGTTTTAAAGGAATGTGGTTAACAGATAAATTCTTTTACGAATATCCTCCAGGATATAAGAAGAAAGATAAAAGATTTGCAAGCATATCTGATGAATACGATGTAACTACTGCAGAAATTGAAAGAGATGCCAGAGAAGGTAGGGGTGAAGATTTGGGTGAACCACTTGATTTGTCGAAAGTTAAACCAACAGGACCAGTTCCAGCAGAAGCTCCAGAAAACATAAAAGAACCAGAAGTTAAAGCGGCAGAAACTCCTAAACCTGGAACAGAAGAGCCTCTTACAGAAAAAGAAAGGCGAGCTTTATATCTTAAAAAACCGTGGAATAAATTTTTAAGAGACGGGTTTAAATTTTCTTAAAAATTCTGGATTATTCCAAAGAATCTTATTTGCTTTTTCTTGTAATTTTATAAGCTCTGTAGAAGAATTATTCTTTTTATCGCTTGTGAGTTCTTTGTGAACTATTTTGAGAGAGAAAGAAACAAATCCTCTTTTGATTTCAAAACATTTTTCTTTCCCAAAGCTGCCTTCATAAACACTTCCGTTGTTATTTTTGTCAGTCCAAATGATTAAATTATCTTTAATGCTTGGTTCCAACAAAACCCTTCGATTTGCTTCATAGGCTTGTTTTTTCTTAAAGTCAAACTTTGCTTTTCTGTCTTTATATTCCTCAGAAACTTGTTCGTTGTATTTTTGAAGGTCTTTTGAATTCATTCTTGTTTTTTATGATAAATAGGTTATTTACTTTTTTTTATTTCTCCCCACTCTTTATTAATGTCAATATTGTATTTTTTTACAATATGCTTAAATAACAACGCTTCATCAATTTTTTCACCACTACAAAATGGACAGTATTTACTATCAATACCTGAATCGCTTATAATTTCTCCATCTTCGTAATATGGGGTTCCATCTGAATCATATAAACAATACCCTTCGTCTTGATATTTTTTCATTAACTCTGGATTTGAAGAATCAAATTTATATCCATAATTGTGCGCATATCTGTTGTTAAAATCTTTGTTGATTAAACAACTTGTACATAGGGAATTTCCGCATTTATTACAACTTCCAACGTATTCTTCGTAAAGAGATTCGCCGCAGACCTCGCAATGATAATAATCTACTCCCATAGTTATGATATATTAATTTGCGTTATTCCAGCATGTTCATTTGCATCAAGAACTTCTTGTGGAATATTTTCATAGGTTTTATATACTTCCACAATATGGTTTACACTGTCTTTTATTTCATTCCTATGTGTAATTATAAGAACATTTTTATACTTGTTTTTAAGATATTGAAGTACGGTTATAATACCAGAAATCAAATCATCGTCAAGCGTTCCAAATCCTTCATCAATTATATTTAAAGAAGGCTTAATGAGATTGCTCATGTAGTGTAAGGCATCTTTTATAACGACGCTTGATATGAATTTTTGGGCACCTGATGCAAAAGCAAGCGGAAGCATGTCTGTTTTGTCTGGGCTGAAATAAAATCCTTCCACAATATCTCCCTTGGTTGTAACACTCATTTCTATTTTAAAATTAACAATAGTGCTGAGAATACTATTAATTTTGTTATTAATAATCGGAAGTTTCCTTCTTATTATTTTAGCAGGAATTCCATCTCTATGAACAGCTTGGAGATATAAAGAATACTTTTTGTATGTTTTTTCTGCCGCTTTTACTTCATCCAATTTGCTGTTGAAATTTTCTAAATTGCTCTTCTCAACTCTAATGTCACCGTTTTTATTCGTTATTTGTTGAGAAAGGCCGTAAATTGAAAATTTATAGGCTTTACTTTGTTCTTGCAATTGGAAAATCTCATTCTCGGTATTAGCATTGTGTTGCTTACAATTAGCATTTTCTTTTATTTTTGTAAGATTGACTTTACACTTTTCCAAAAGTTTTGTTTTAATATCAATGGCAGTTCTTGTAGATTGAAGAAGTTTGTTATTATCTTCAACCGATTGATTATGTACTAAAATGTCCTGAGATTGTGATATTAGAGCAATTTTTTGTGTAAGTGCTTCTTTTTTTGCTTTTCTTGCTGTTAATGTAGCACGAAGAGTTTGTAAATTTGAGTTCTGTATTTCATAGTTATTGTTATGCTTTAAATCATCACGATGTTTGTTTATAGCATTTATATAACTATTCATTATCCCAGTTTGAGTAGATATCTCTCCCAAACATTGATTATACATTTCAGCATTAGGTTCCAATGTTATATGTCCACAAGTTGGACATTTTTCTCCCTTATATGTTGGAAGTTTAGCTTGAAGTCCTGCTATTTCTACATTAAGATTTTGAATTATCGAATCAAATCCTTCAACGTTCTCTAATTGTCTTATTGGATTACTTTTCAACCAATTTTCTATTTCTATATATTTGTTTTTTTCTTGAGAAAATTCATTGCTTTCTTTCGTCAATTCAGAACTAAGGCTTTCAATTGTTTCATTTTCATCAAATGGAAGTTCTTTCTTGAAATTAGTAGATACCCACTCAGACAAAGTTTTAATATTTTCTTCATCTTGCTTTATTTGTGATTCGAGAGAGCTTATATTATTCAACACAATTTGTTCATCGTTAGTCTCATCATTCATTAATTGAACATATTGTTTTAAATTCTTTGAAAGTTCGACAATTTTGTAGTCTATAATCTCTTTTTGTTCTTCTGATTTTGTTTTTTCATCAACAAAAGCATCATATTCCCCCTGAAGCTTTTTAATGTTTGCTTCGATTTCCATTACTTTTGCTTGAAGAGAAACTATATCTCCCAATTCCTTCTGTTTCTTTTTTACATCATTAAAAATCTTGTTACCATAATCATATCTATCTCTGAAAGGTTCCAGACCGAGATATTTATTTACAAGGTCATTTTTTGGTTGTTGGTCTTGATTAATATAATCTTCTTTTCCTCCTTGGGTTTGTAAACAAACTTTTGTAAAGTCGTCAACAGTTCCAATAGATTCAAGAACAATGTTTTTTATTTCTACTTTGGTGTTTGCTTTTTTGTCAGATATTTCAGCAACCCATTTTTCTTTCCCGTCAGTATCTATAATAAGTTTTTTGTATTCTATTGGATAAGAATTTGAAGATTCTCCATATTTATCAATCTTTGTAATTACTTCTCTTTTGATATAATATTTTTCCCCATCAATTGTTAAGTTAATTTTTACGTAGCCTTTATTAGATGAAGTGTAAATATTCACAAGTTTCTTTGCACTACCACCTCCAAGAATATGCTGATATAATCCCCAAACTATTGCTTTTACAGTATTAGATTTTCCTGAGTAGTTTTTTCCAAATATTCCAATCGAACCTCTCATTTTTTCAAGATTTAAGACAATTGGTTTTTCTGGAAAAGAGAAAACATTTGAAATTTCTACACTATCAACGTCCCAAAGTTTTATTGCATTAATTTTGTTTGTTATTTCTAATTCTTTGTCAATAGTTTCAGCCAACAACAAAACTTCTTTGATAATATCCTTGTCTTCATCTGGATTAATTTCATTAAGATATTCTTTAATTTGGTCAAGATAAGTTTCCTGATTTCTTGAATCTGCAACATCTGAGTTATCTTGCTGAGATTTCTTTATTTCTGAAAACTCAACTTTAACAACATCACATCCAAATTTTTGTTTAACAAGTTTTCCAATTTGTGCTTCTTTTTCTGTAGAGTAATTTTCTTCAAAATCCTCCCAAATAATGTAAACTTTTGTTTGTTTTTTGTTATTGCTAAATTTGATGTTTTCTATTCTTTCTTCAATTAATTCGCCTTTTGCAATGGTTATTTTTGCAAATCCATAATCATTAAGAATATACCTTCTTTGAAAGGAGTTTTTTTCCAAATCCCACATTAAATATCCTTTATCTATTGACTCACCATAATCCTGTTGAATTAATGAACCTGCGTAAGCCATGCTTTCATCATCTCTAAATGCTTGATGTTCATGTATATCTCCCATCATGACAACATCAAAATTGTTGAAGGTGGTTACGTTTAGTAAGTTATCTCCTATAAGTTCGTATCCATTATCTCCTCTGGCACCTTTTAGTTGTCCATGATATAGTGCTACATACTTTACACCTGGTTCCTTCTTTTCGAGAGTCAATATTTTATCATCTTTGCAAGAGTAAACACCATAGACTAAAGTATCGGAAATTTTGTAAAAGTCGCTGTCGGGAAAAAAATAAATTCCCTTTTTAGAATAATCTATTGGTTCAGCGTTATCTTTACTTACAATAAAAGCCTTTTTAATGTTCTTTTTGATAGATTCTGTCATTAAGTCTGAGAATCTGTTAGCAACATTAAAAATCGGTGTTATAGTATCTCCCTGTTCTTTTTGCTGAAGATTTATGTCGTGATTTCCAGGTATAATGTCAACGGGAGCAATTTTGGCTAAATTTACTAAAAATTCAGAAGTTAAATCAATTGACCCTGGTGACATATTGACTTTCAGATGATTGAGGTCTCCAGTAATTACTATTCTGACTGGTTTCTGTTTTTTTAAATCATCAAACAATCTGTTAAACACTTCTCTATACTCGTCATGCCTGCTTGCAAACCTGATGTGAATGTCTGATAAATGAGCTATTTTCATATGTTGTTTTAATTTAATATTCGTGAAAACTTGTAAAAGAAATCAATCTTTTTTCTGTTTTTTAGGAGTTCTGCTATTGCCTGGGTTCCATTTTGTTCATAATGATATGAAATGTCACCCAAGCCTTTTAAATCTACGAAATAAACATCTAAACCTAAAGAAGAAAGTTGTTCATATATTTCAAAGCTGTCTTTAATTGCATCTTCATCTAAGCAAATAATAACAGTAGCATTGTGTTCAATAAGTTTTGAGATGAGTAACCAAGAAGGTGTTTTTCCAAGCATTGGTATAGAGTTTGGAATTCTAAACATATCAAATACGCCCTCGACCAAATATATTGGTAAATCCCAATTTATGTTTTTTTCATTAAAGATTATGTCGTATTTTTCTGGAATATTTTTATCTGGGAAAGCTTTTTGGTCTGGTTTATAATATGGTAATTTTGCCTTGTCCAAAAAGGCTCTTGCTTCAAAGTAGTTTATATTTCCATAATCGTTAAAGGATGGTATTATTATTCTATTTCGATATGCTCCGATTTCAGTATATCCAATTTTGAGTTCTAACATCTGGTCAAATGAAACTTTCCTTTTTTTCAGCATGTAATCAATTGCCAATTTATGCATTGGAGTTTTTACATCGGAGGTAATTGGTATAAAACCGTCTGGAAGTGGGCATGTTATTAAATTATGGTTTATGGTATGCTGTCTAAAAACATTTATATAATTGCCTGTATATGTTGGCATTATGAGTTTTAGACGTTTATTGTCCTCGACAGACCCATATTTATATACTAATTTGTGTATAATTCCACTATCTTTGCATTTCCAGCATTTATATATATTTTCTTCAGAATTAAAGGCTAGATTATATTTGTTTACATCATTTCTGCATTGATGACTTGGACAGTTAAATTCCCACTGAGTCCTTGTCTCAATGCTGCTTGAAGACTTCGGCTCTCCAAGAAAATTCTTTAAAATGGATAATATAATAAATTTCTGGTCTTCCATAATCTGCAAATATATCATTATTTCATGACAAATCAAAATAATAATGTATATAAAACAAAAACTCCCAGACAAAAGTCTGGGAGTTTTATAAATCGTAGTGTAATTTACTTACTTCTTAACAACGGGTGTTTCAACTTTTTTAATTGTGTCTACTACCACTGTGTCTGTTGCGATTTTTGTTGAGTCAATTACAACAGCTGTTGAATCAGTTACGATTTCTTCCTTTGTTTCTCCTGAGTTGCAAGAAACCAATACAAACGCTAAAGATGCGAATAAAAAAATGATTGCTTTTTTCATTTATAATTTAATTTAAGTTTAAGTTGCCTATAAATATTCAAAAAAAAGTGAAATTTAAGAAATTTTATTTTTTTGAATTTCTAACATTTTTATGAAGCATTTACCGATTATGTAAGAATCGGCCATGTCATAATTTTCTTCTAAAAGTTTCCTACTTTTGATGCCATATTTCCAGTTAATTTGTGGTTCCATTTCTACAACTTTTTCCCAGATTTGGTGTTTTGTTGATGCTCCTTCTTTCTTTATTTTAAATCCTGGAAGAACAACGGCTCTTGCATTATTTACGTTATAGTAGATAGGTTCTATTTTAAATGAATTATAAAGAAAAGAACTTATCATTCCATTAAAAAAGTTAAGAATAGAAATTGTGTGGGCACTTGAAAATTTACCCTGGAACTTTTGTAGAGGTTCTTCTATTGCTATTGATGTGATTTCAAATTTAAGTAAATGAGAGATTTTCTTTTTAAAATCTTCCAGCTTCTCAAAAAGATTCTTTTTGCTATCAAACTTTACAAAATCCATTTCCATTAATGTATTTTTTTCACTAAATACTGAATATCCAATACAACTTGTGCTTATATCTAAAGATAATAACATACTTTTTTAGTTTAATTCAGATGAAATATAGAAAAAATAAAAACGTAAATCAATAGAAAAACAAAAAAGGGAAACTTTAAAGCTTCCCTTTTAATTAAAAATTGAATGATTAATTAAATGTCGATTTCTAAATTAAATGAAATTAGTCCATCATATGTTTTCTCGACAGGTCTATCCAGTTTTGCAACAGCAATGAGTTGTTCATTAACATTGTATAAGCCTATTTGTGATACAAAAATTGAATCAAAATTAGTTGTATGATTGTTTATTTCTGCTAAATTTCTTGAAAGTGGCCAAGTTGGGTTTTTTGAAATAAAGAATTCTCCTGGCATTGCAATACAAACAACAGAAGTCATATATCTAATACTTATATCTTCATAAGTTAATGTAGATGTTGTGCTTGTAAACACAATTCTTGAAGTTCCGCTGGTTGCTCCATCGTTAGAACCAATTATTATGTTTTCTCCAGCAATTCCTGTTCCATCTCCATATCCTCCTTCATAAGTTGTGCTACCTGAAGTCCAAGGAATATTGTCAACAATATCTGGATGTGTTAATACAATATATCCTTTATCCAAACATACAAATCCAACTGGAATATCATAATTATAGCCACTTGTTACATCATCATATGTATTTAAAGATTTTGGATACGCTTGATTTACTGGAACGGCTAATTTTACAGAAGCCCATGGTCTTTGGTCTTTATTGTAATCAAGTGTTTTAACTTCAGCTTGATAAGCCACAGCAGAAGGTCTGTCTCTAAAATTTGTTGTTGGATTCCAAGAAGAAACTAAACTATGATTTACAGTTCCGTTTTCAGTAGTTCCAGTATAAGGTTTATTTACATCATCAGAAAAAAGAAATGCTACATTATTGGGACCAAAATACTGAAGTGATGAATCTGCAATTTTTGTAGTTTTTGTTTTATCAGAGTAAAAACTAGAAATAACAGTTTTATAAGTATCTCCCCATTGAGGCACCTGTAATGTTAAAGACCTACCGTCAATATATTCACTATAATAATTTTCACTAATTGGGATTACTACAATTTTATCAACATTTAACTGAAACATTTCAGGATTATATTTTGCAATAGTATCTCCACTGTAAAAAATAGAATTTGAACGTTGATGTGGAATATTAAATGTTGAAAAGTAATGCGAATATTTAGAAGAAACATTTGACCTATCTGCTAAAGTATAGGATAGTTGTGAATCAGCTAAACTAGTCCACGTTGCTACTTCTTTTCTTATAGAAGTTGTTGAATTTACCAACCTTTTATTAATTTCTGCCATATTTTATTTTTTTATCTTGTTATATTAACATTAGGTTCTAACGGAGATGCTCCTGGATAGAAACTATATTCAAATACAAATGTTGATGATTTTCCAATAGTCCCACTTAAAGTTCCCCAAAAATTAAAAGAAAACTGTTTCTTTTGAGTTGCTTCAGTAGCAGAGAAAGTCTTTGTTGCATTTGTTGTTGGAGTGGATGTTGATGTATTTGGTATTACATTGGCTGGCAAAGCACTTGCATATTGAACAAATGCTGTAACCCATGCTTGTGGAACTCCCGTTGTGTAATCTTTAAACCCAGTCCAATAGGTAGGGTCAACTTTAGCAGGAACTGCATAAACATAATTGTAAAATTCACTATTATACTGGTCTGGAGCATAAAATTTAATTGCATAAGTACTATTGAGAGGCAAATAAAAAATAGTATTTTCTGCACCAGTGCATTTTAACATTCCAGTAAAATTAGGTCTTATGAAATATTGTTCAACAATTGTTTCTGGAGAGGCTACATTACCCCCAACATAAGTCATAAGTTTTATTTTTGCAGCCATTGAGTTGGTGCTTGGATGTGGATTTTCGTTTAAGGATATAGATGTTGGATTTACTATTGAAACATTATTTCCATTTGTTGAATTTAAAGCAATGCCCTTGCTGGAAGCAATTGTGGTTGCCATCCTTGTATACATTGTTGATTGATTTGTTGCCATATTTTTTTTATTAATTATTCTGTAATGATTGGCATATTTGAAACATTGACCACAATAGTGCTGTCTGCATCATCTGTGGTTAATAAATAAGGAACGTCAGCAACAATTTCAGAATCGTCCTCTATATCAATGATTCCATTAACTTGTCCATTTACTGAAATCAAATTAGATTCTTCTTTAACAACTGTTCCCTTTATACAATCGTCATTTTTACCAGAAACATTAGAAATATCTCCAGTTTCAAATGCAAATCCAGGAGTTATGCTATAATTGTAATCTGGGTCGGACATTGAAAAATAGACTGGTTTAAATGCGTCTATTATAGTATTGCCATTCTGTATAAATCTATTGTTGGTTATTGGGTCAAACAATAATTTTCTTCCAAGGTCTGTTAAATATGCTACTGCATAAATTGTATCTGATGATAAAACACTTCCCATAATTTTTTATTTATAAATATATTAAAAATTTTTTTTAAAAATCCAACTCTAATTGAAAAGCTAAGTATCTTGCTTCGTTTTTCTTTATTGGGTATGCTGGTTTTGCTACAGCAACGAGTTCTGCATTTGCATTTAAAATACCGATTTCTGTAATGAAAGTACTATCATTGTACAAACTGTTGAAAGTAGAATTGTATACTGAACTATTATATTCGTTATTTTTAGCAAAGACTGTTATTACAGTTTTGAAAACATTGGCTTGAATTCCTGCTGTTAAATTTCCATAGAAGAATGATTCGTCTCCAAAAGTTAATCCACTTGCATAATAAGAATCTGAATTTTGAGTAAATGATGAGAACTTTCCAGTTAAAGAATATGTAGTTCCAGAATCATAGTCTCCCTGAGTAATGGTAAATACATGCGATTGTAAATCTGATGGATTGATAGTTAAGCTTCCTGTTTCTCCAGTATATATTCCATTTCCTATTCCATCCGAAATTAATTTCCAATTATCGGTTGGTAAATCACCAATCTTTGTGGAAGCTGATGTAACTATTTCTTGAAGTAAAATTTGAACACTATTTGCATTCCATCCAGTTCCTGTTAATCCAGTAAGATTTGTAGAACTTCTTAAATATGGAAAAGAAAGCGTTGGGAAATTAATTCTTAAAAGAGAAGGCAGGCCAGTTATCGAATCTGTTGCCCCATCTATTCTTTGTATATATCCACATGGAAGACTTTGGGGGTATCCATAACTTACCCCGTCTTGATATGGTTCACTAGATGTAATATAAGTAACGTAGTAAGAATAATCAGATTTACACAATCCAGTTGAGACCCCTATCGTTGATGGTTGCAAATTCAAAGACAACTCTGGAAGGGTGTAATTCCTGTTTGATTTATAAGTGAGAGCATTTAATAACTCTTGGTCAGTTATTATAATTATTTTAAGTTTGTGATAAACTCTTCCAACTACAGAAGAATTGCTTGACATACCATCTCTTAATTCTCTATAATCTGTTTGTGCTACTGCGTCAAATTGGTTGGTTCCATAATAATCATAAAGAGTAATCCCATAATTCATTTCTTGTCCTATAGTTGCAGTATAATTTTTATGCCACATTACGTGAGGTATCTCTAATTTTACTGTACTTGGAACAAATTGTTCTGCATATGTATTGCCTGAATATTTATTAGTATAATGAATTATTCCAAAAGCTCTTGTATCATTATCAAATCCTAAATATTGTTTAGTTCCATTAAATTCTATTGAGCCATATGCTGTATACCCACTCATTAATCCAGTAGTTCCAAGTTCAGAACAAGTTCTTACAATATTCATATTCCAAACTCCACAATTAACTGTTGTTGCGGAACCATAATAAGTTTCTACTTCTCCATAAGGGTAAAAATATGCTCTAATTTTTTGTGTAGACCCTGCAATTGGACTACTTCCAAAGTTTGGAACCGCTCTATCTAAATCAAGAGTTAATCCACTTACCCCTTGTACTCTATACCAAAGAGAAACATTGGGTCTTCCACTGTAAATAAATGTTGAGTTATTAGTTATTGCACTATATTGTGGGGTTTCCCATGGAATAAAAACTAAATCTCCAGTTTTGGCAGTATACCCACCAGATAGAAAATCAATTTGTGTTCCACCACTTGGTATTGTTGTTGAATAGTCTATTTCTGCCATTCCAATTGAATATCCATCTCCAGCAGTTGCTCCTGTTTTTATATACCAGTTATTTGAACTGCCTGTAAAAAATCCAAAGTAACTAGTCATTGCTGAGACAACTTGTCTTGCGCTTGTTAAATTCTGTGAAGTTATTGGAACTGCTGTAGACCCATCAAAACTATTTCCCGATAAAAACGTTGTACTCGTTGCAGCAGGAACTGCCAATGGAACTCCCTGTAATGAAACTGGAGTTAAACTTGTTGGGGTAGTAGTAGTATACGATATTTTTGGGTGGTCATCTTTTGGTGCTAAAACTCTGTTGCGGCAGACATCATAGTTGTTCAATGCCATAACATAATTAATTTCTCTGTCAGAAAAAACTATTCTATCAAACGTTAATGCTCCTAAAGACAATAATCTTCTTCCAGTATCGGTAAGTTTGATGTTTATAAAATTTGAAGGTTCTTGAACAATATAACTCATTTTTCTTTTTTAATATAAATAATCAATAAAAAAATATTCAAACTTTTTTCAAAAATAAATAGTTGCGTTTAAAAAAACATTTCTTGAGTTTTCTTTAAATCTTTTTTAATGATATTTATAAAAAACAAAAAGTAAATGCCTATTTTTGACACATTACCGAACTCGGCGACAACATTATCTGTTAACTACAGGCCAGGGCAAAACAAAAGATTGCTGGCTTCTAAATCAGAAGCTATATTTTCTTTTGGTGACTTTACTATAGAAAAGGATTTTTCTACTGATGTTTTAACTGGCGATGTAAGAAGTCTTGGCTTTGGAACTTTTGATAATTTAGAAACATTAAATGCTGTAAAATTATCTACTAATATCCCTTCGGCTTTCGTACAACTTAATGAATTAAATTTACCGAAAAAAAACCCCAAAAGTCACGCATATTTTTCTTCTTTTTACACCAATGTTGCTTCTGCAATTAATAAAATTATAGATGAATATCCATATGCTATTTTTTCTTATAATAATGGCAATATAAACATTTATGATTATACTGAATATTATAATGGAATAACGTTTGAAAGAACATCTTCTTTTAAAATACCAGTATCTGGGTTAACAAATCAAGGTGGAATTTTCTTAAATTCTGGGAACACAGAGACTAATTACAGTTTGGTTTATGATTATGATGATTTTTGCATTCAATTAAGCGGACAACCAGAAACATTTAAAATAAAAGAATATTCTTTTTCTGGAACATACTTATATTTTTTAGTTTATGGTTCTTTAAAACCAGGGAGTACACTTTCTGCCTTCACAGATGCTGTTTATGTAAGACCAACAGCAGAAAGAATGTATATTTACAATGACCAAATATCCGCACTTGAAGCGCAGTTGTTAGGGGAAGGTATATTTTCTATTCCAATATCGGAGACTGTAGCCGATGATTTTGTAAATAAGAAATTTTCTTGGCCGAGAACAATAGATGGTTGGGCACCAGACTCTTATGGTTCTGATTTTGAATCTTATAAAGAAGATATTTTAGCTTCTGCCGAAAGAGTCGATGAAGAAAAAACAGATATTTTTATCAAAACTGTTATTCCAGAAAATTACCTAGAACTTGATTCAGATGGTAAAATATATAGAACAATAATACAGTCATATGCTTATGAATTTGATAAGCTAAAAAATTATATAGATGCAATAGCTTATGCTCATAGTATTGAATATAACAATGAAGAAACAGTACCAAAGAAGTTCATGATGAAACTTGGAAATCTGTTGGGGTGGAAATTATCTGACGGTTTTAGCGAATTAGATTTGTTCGATTATTTAACAAGCGATTTAGACCAAAGTTCAAATTCGTACTCATATTTTAATGTTGAAATATGGAGAAGAATTTTAGTTAATATAGTATGGCTTTATAAAAGAAAGGGGACAAGAGATGCCATTTCTTTTATATTTAAACTGATTGGGGCTCCAGATTGCTTAATTAATTTTAACGAATTTGTTTATGATATAGTTCAAACAACTCCAAATTCTACAGAAAAAGTAGATTTTGACGGATATATTAATTATAATTCTAGTGTTTACAATTTTCAAGAAGGAGGCACAGGAAGAGGAAATGGACAAGCATATATTAATCAATGGTTGCCAGAATTTAATCCACTTAAAAGAGTAGATAATAATAAAATAGAAATTGGAGATACAACAGGTGGTACAAGAAACATTTTAAATACAAAAGAACTACAACTTGATTTTTCACCTGCTCAAGCAATAGAATGTGATGTGTTTAATTATTATCAACAAGATTGTTCTTCCTGGATGTGGGGAAGTACATGTCCACCATTTAGTTGTTTGACAATTCCATTTGAACATTTGACGTTTACCGCAGATGAAGTTCAACCATCTGGGATGACTGGAATGACTTTAGCACAATATATAGACCATATATATACAAATTCTATTGAGCCTACTAATAGAAAGACAAATGCACAGTGTCATACAACTTGGTCTTACCCAGAATTAAAAAACATTTATCTTGCTTATTATCAAGCAACATGTACAGATGATAATAATAATCACTTAACAATGTGTAAACTTGAAGCATATCTCCAATTGCTTGAGGTTCAACTTGGTGATTATATATTACAGTTAATCCCCGCTACGACAATATTTAATGAAAATATTCCAACTACTTATAAAAATCCAGTTTTTCACAGACAAAGATTTGTTTATAGAGAAGGAATTGACAGAGGGTCAATGTTTCAAAGGCCATTAGAAGACCATCCAAGTGTTATTGTTCCACAATGTGTTCCAAACACTGCAAAAATATGTATTTTTACAAAACAAAGTTATTTACCTGATGGAAAATTAGATATTACTGGAAATTCATGGAAAGTAGCCAATAACATTCCTTCACAAAATATCTGTCCTTCCGCCAAAAATATAAAAGCTCAATATATCCACGGAAATAAAATTGAAAGTACAAGTACACAAATAAATCAAACGACAGTGGCTGGAGTTTATATTGAAACTAAAAGTGCTTCGGTGGCTGCAGTTCGCTTAAGATGTAGTGTTAATAGTAATTCTGTTAATACAACTTTGGGTGCAGTAACAGTTATTCCAACATCTATAAGTGAAACTTCACAGGGTTTAATATCAGAAGAAATATTCACATATTAATTTTTGAAAAATGTCATTGATATATAGTACAAGCGAGAAAATTTTTATAAAACAGAATTACAAAAAACATTCTGGAATGCCAGCATGTTATCCAGAAAGTCCAGCAGAAGCTTTTTATGTAAATCAATTTATTACAGACGAAATTTATAATAGCGAATTTTTTGCATACGACACCCCATCATATTATACATTTGGCGGCACTTTAAATTATTATGCTCAAGATTTTTGGTCTATATTCACAAATGTATATAGACCACTAATTAAATTCATTTTTACTGCGAATACAACAAATTTTGGGACTGGAACAACTATAAAACACCAAGTTTATAAAATTCCTTATGATATATATTCAAAATATATTTCTGAGGAAATAAGACAAGGTATAGAACAAAACAAAGATTCTTCAGAAGAGACAATTGAGGAAACTATAACTGAAAGTGGTATAACAAAAACTATTGTTACTACAAGAAAAAAGAATATTCTTAACACTATAGAAAAGTTTGCTCCTGAAAAATTTCCAGAGACAATATCTGGATATGGAATTGGAACTGTTGATAAATATTCTAAAATAAAGGAATTATTAACAAACCCAATATTAACAATTACAGCGTCAACTAGCGGAATTTCTACGAGCGTTTACGATTTATTTCTTGATGAATATCAAAAAAATCTTGGAAATTTTAAATATCAATTGTTCGAAGATTATGCGCAATATTTCATCACTACACAATTTGAAATGGTGCATGAGCAATCTACACGACTAAAAGATTTCTGTAATTTAGATGAAAGCGGAAATATCGTTCCAGTAAATTATGAGCAGTATATTACAGAGACAACACCTGTGTATAGTCATGTTATAACAGGAGGAACATTTTCTGGAGTTACAGTTTATGGAAATTATTTTACATATTTTTTACTTCCAAATAAACCAAAATGGATAAGTCCATATGTGTCTGGACAATTGGCTACATTTTCTCCAACTTTTTTCTGGACAAATGCAAACGATGCTGATAGTTTTTTGTTTCAAGTAGTTTATGATTCTGGAGATTGTCAATCTTTTAGTGGCGTTGTTTATTCCTATCCAATAAACGTTGAAGATACAAAACTAAGCACAGATGAGATGCTCAATAGAGATTCAGAACCTTGGTCTATAACACAAAAAACAGTAGATGTTGTGAGAGAATATTCAATTCCACTGCTGAATAATAAAACGTTTTGGTATAGAGTAGGGAATGTAAAAGAGATGGTAAACATATTTGGAGTAAAACAAAGTGTTGTTACATTCTCTGATATTATGAGTGCTACAACAACTGGTGGATATAATTCTTATGTTTATGTTAATTCAGATAGTCCACATGTAGAAGAAATTTCAGATTGGACATATCCTACTTATTTAGATGATGCTTTACAAGGACAGTATTCATTAAGTGGAGTTGTATCTGGAAGTGTTGTAACTGGGGCAACTATTCAATTGGTTTATCCTAACAGTAGCTATATAACGCAACCAACAGATTCTACTGGTAATTTTGTATTCACAGAATTAGAACCTGGTACATATACGTTGAATACTTCATACAGAGGATACGCTCAAGATAGTAGGTCAATAAGTATTACTGGAAATACAGATATTGGAGTAATTCAACTTAAACTTATTTGGGGTAATGCTTGGGATACATGGGGGTCTAAAGCTAATGAAATTTACCCCTTCTAAATTTTTTATTTGATATATTTATAAAAAAAAAATAAAATGATTGGTGAATTAATATTGTCTTCATATACTTATGATGTTGGCAGAATAGCAGTAAACAATGCATTCAGCGGACAAGCATCATTTAATACATTCAGTGCAGAAACAATGTACTCTGGAGCTACAGAATTATCTACATTATTTGGTAATTTAATAATTAACAATTGGACATCTGGGTCAACTGGTAATTATTCAATAAAAGCAAATAATGATTCTGGTACAAATGCAACTGGAAACTATGCTATGGCAGAAGGATATAATACTACTGCAGCTGGTAATAATTCACATTCTGAAGGAAGCGGAACTACAGCAGTTGGAAATAATTCTCATGCCGAAGGAATTTCGACTACAGCTGATGGTACTGGAGGATGTCATGCAGAAGGAATTTCAACAAAAGCTAATGGTATGGGTTCTCATACAGAAGGAGAATTAACAAACGCTAATGGTTATGCATCCCACGCAGAAGGATATAGCACTTATACATCAGAAAGTTATGCTCATGCAGAAGGTTATGGAACACAAGCCAAAGGGGAAGCTAGTCATGTTGGTGGATTTTTTAATATTTCAAATGCAAGATATTCTGCAATTCTAGGTGGTA